AGGAAGACTCGCTCGATTTGCCCATGATTTCAGTTTGTTTTGTTTGACCGGGTTGGAAGGTTTTGGGGTGGGGGAGTTATGGCAAAGAAAACGCAACCAGAGGCCCTAGGAGGCCCGCAGACGCGAACCGTTCAGCAGGTCGAGCAAATACCTGTCTCGGACCTGATACCCTACGCACGCAACGCCAGAACGCATTCAGAGCAGCAGGTGGCGCAGATTGCCGGCAGCATTCAGGAATTCGGATTCAACAATCCGGTCCTGATTGACGCACACAACAGCATCATCGCCGGACACGGGCGAGTCTTGGCGGCCGGCCGCTTGAAGCTGGAAACGGTCCCCTGCATACGTCTTACGCATCTCAGCGACGCCCAACGCCGCGCGTACATCCTGGCGGACAACCGTATCGCCCTGAATTCCGGGTGGAATGATGATTTGTTATCGCAGGAGTTAGCAAATCTGACAGAGGAAGAGTTCGATGTTGGTCTTTTGGGTTTCGATGAAACGGAACTGCTGAAAGCTATCGGTTTTGAAGATGACGGCGAGGGCGAGTTGAAGGCATTAGACGTGCGGCCGGCCCCGAAAATGACATGGGTGCTGATTGGCATTCCGACAGTTCGGTTTGGTGAAATCAACGCGCAGATCGAAGCGATAGCAGCCACAGACGCTTCATTCGTGGAAACAACGGTGAACGATGGATAGAAAACGGACAATCACAATCCAGCCGTCAAGTTGCGATTGAGGCAGTACTTTCTGGGCAAGTACCACGCAGACGGATCAGCGAGAGTGCTGGATTGCTGCCAAGCGGGTGGCGTTATGTGGACAACGCTGAGGCGAACGCACCCGGTCGCGTCATACTGGGGCGTTGACATGAAGCCGAAGAAAGGCCGATTAAAAATTGATTCCGTGCGGATCTTGCAGCAACCGGGATTGTGTCAAGACGTGATTGACGTCGACACCTACGGGAGTCCGTGGAAGCATTGGTTTGCGTTGTTGCCAAATATTGCGAAGCCGACAACCGTGTTTCTGACGATAGGCTCCTGTCAGGTTGGTGGTTCGGCCATATCTACAGAAGCAAGGGCCGTGCTTGGAGTAGGAAAATTGCCGGTCCCGAACGGCATCGGATTTAAGCTGAATGAATTGGCGGTTGATTATTGCTTGTCAGCAATGGCTGGTTTTTGTAAAATGATCGAGGCTGTCGAAAGCGTTTCGACGGGGAACGCCCGATACATCGGGGTTCGCTTGGAGCCAAAAGAAGACGGCCAGCAGGTTGCAACTGCTGACCGTCAGACACAATCAGTTGAAAGGAACTGACATGTCACAGGAAACCATTATTGCTTGGACAGATCACACATTCAACCCTTGGATGGGATGTGAAAAAGTATCAGCGGGATGCAAACATTGCTACGCTGAGTTGTTGACCAAAAACCGGATGGGGCTGCATTTGTGGGGGAATCCGGCATCGACCACGCGACAGGTCACCAAGGCACCGTGGCAGAATGTTCTGCAGTGGAACGCCGTGGCAGAACGCGAGGGAATTAGACGCAAGGTGTTTTGTGCTTCGCTGTGCGATGTCTTCGAGGATCACGAAGTCGCCAACAGCACTCGCCCCCGGCTGTGGCATTTGATTCGCAAGTGCACCGCATTGGATTGGCAGCTCCTGACGAAGCGGCCCGAGCGAATTGCAAGCAATCTGCCAAATGACTGGGGTCCGGACGGCTGGCCGCACGTCTGGCTGGGCACGTCCGTCGAGGATATGCGTGTTGCGTCGCGAGTGGATCACCTGCGACACATCCCGGCTGTTGTGCGGTTTATCAGTTACGAGCCAGCGATCGGTCCGCTGGATGATCTGGACATTGCAGGCATTGACTGGATCATTTACGGCGGGGAGTCAGGTCCGGGCCATAGGGCCGAGGACAAGAACTGGGCACGCGTAATGCACGCGAAATGCAGCGAAAACGGGACAGCATTTTTCCACAAGCAATCAGCAGGATGGAGAACTGAGCTTGGTATTGAGTTGGATGGAAAAATCGTGAGGGAATACCCAGTCCCGCGATCTGGCGTATGTGTCTGACAGGAAGAAAGGACAGGGGACCGGAAGGCCCCCTGTTATTGCAACCATGAGCACACCCGAACTATTCACGGAACCGCAGCACGTGCGCGGAGATCTGCAGTCCGTGGCGCAGGCCGTCCGCAAAGGATGGAAGATTCCCGAGGTGGTCTTCGAGAAGGCGGGCGTAGTGATTGCCAAGATCCTACACGAGGGCAGCCCACGCGAAAAGTTAGCGGCGGTGAAGTGCCTGCTGGCCATGAATGAGCAGAACACGCCAAAGCCGCAGCAAACTCAGGTAGTCAATGTAGGGGTGCAAATTGACAACCGGAACACTGACGACAGACGAAATCGGACACTTGCAATCGCTGAGCGAATCCGAGCTGGCAGAGTTTCTTGAGACCTTGCCGACTGAGGATCTGGACGCGGTCATTGCACAGTTGCAACCGCAACTGACAGCGGGCGATTATGCAAGTGAGCGGAGCCGCAAAACGGCGGAGGCAATCAACGCACGGACAGCCGCATCGCAAGAAATCGGACCACTGCCGGGCATTGCAGACAGGGCACGACGCGAACGCTGCAGAACGGATCTGGTGGCCTTCTGCCGCGAGTATTTCGCGCCGACGTTTTACCTGGCACTGGCACCGTACCAAGTGGCCATGCTTGAAAGATTTCAACACGTCACGCTGCATTCAGGACGCGACTGTCACGCGGTCCGACGTGGCGGGCTGAAGTCCACCTGTGCGAGGGCTGCAGCAATCTGGGCGGCAGTGTATGGGCACCGTCGATTGATCGTCCTGACTGGTGCAACCGACGACAAAGCAAACGAGCACAGAGAGAATTTCTTCGCGCTGATGGCAAGCAGTCCGCATCTGCAGGACGATTTCCCCGAACTGACGCCGCTGTTGTTGAAGTGGAAGCAACCGAAGAAACAGTTCCGCCTGGGCGGGCGACTGCTGACTGTTCACCCAAAGGACGAGCGCGGGCGAATCGTATTCCCCGACATTCACGATGCGCCATCGTGTCAGGTGCATGTGGCACCGTACAGCCTGATGGCAACCGACGTTTCGGGGCTGTCATTCGTCGATCGGCACGGCGTTTCCGTGCGTCCGGATCTGCTGATCTTTGACGACGTGCAGACACCACAGTCTGCACAGTCCCCGCTGATGACCGAAGAGCGTGAAGAGCAGATCACAAAGACCTTTCTCGGGCTGGCGGGATTGGGGCAAAAGATCGCCGCAATCATGGTGTGCACGGTCCGGCAACATCAGGATTTGACCGAAAGATTCCTCGACCGCAAACGGCATCCGGACTGGTACGGGCAAAGGTACAAGAGCGTACTCAAATTCCCCGAGAGGGCAGACTTGTGGGACTTGTACGCGGCGAAGCTGGGACAGGGCCAGACACCTGAGGAGGGCAAGCAGCAGGCACAGGAATTCTACAAGCAGAACAAAGCCGACATGGACGCGGGCGGGCAGGTGGCGTGGGAACTGGACAAACTGCCGGATGAGTTGACCGCCCTGCAGTCCATGATGACGGTGAGGGCACTCGATCCGGAATTCTTCCGCCGTGAGATTCAGCAGGAAGGCACCGCACCAGTAAACAGCAGCGGGATGCGACTGGACACCACAGCAATCCTCAGCAGGCTATCACAGCACGAGCGGGGCAGGATTCCCGGCAACGCCAGCCACGTGACCGCATTCATCGACAGTTCGGACCAAGTACTCTGGTGGATGGTCTGTGCGTGGGAACGAGACTTCAGCGGAGTGATTGTGGACTATGGCACCTGGCCAGATCAGGGCAGGCCCATTTTTTACAAGTCCGATCTGGTCCGCAGGATATCGCAAGAGAAGCCGGGCGCGTCGTGGGAAGAGGCATTTGCCCACGCGCACAACGAATTGGAGCGGGAGCTGGTTGAGCGATTCCCCGAGCTGGATCTGATCTTGAAAGACTGGTCAGACGGTGGCCAGAAACCCCGCATTGAATCACAGGTTTCAGCATCGGCAAACCGCAGCCGCATCAGGCCGTCTAAAGGCTTTGCACCACGACCGGGACGCAAGCCGGTGCATCTGTGGGGGGATCAGCACAGAGACCGCCAGACGGGGGCGTATTGGTTGGAGAAGCGAAGCGAAGGCATCCACCACGTGCAGTACGATACAAACATCTGGAAGAGCCATGCGGCACGAAGACTGATAACCACAATCGGGGCACCGTCTGCCGTCCTGTTGCCGGGCAATGACGAGCGGGCGAACCGATTGTTGGCAGAGCACTTCACGAGTGAATCGCCGAAGGCTGTCAGTTATGATGGTGCAACCGGAGTGGCGTGGGAACTGCTGGTTGGGCGGGATAACGACTGGTGGGACTGTTTTGTCGGGTGCAATGTGGCCGCGAGTATTTGCGGCGTGGGGGTGGCGAATGAGCGGACAGGGAGCAAGCAGCGGCGGACATTTGCACTACCCGGGGGCGTCCGTGGCTGATCGTGTTTTCCAACTGCCCGGAGGATTGCCGTGTCAGCATTGCGGAGAAGTGCTGACGCGAGTCCAGCACACCCGGACAACGCCGGGTTTCATTCTGCGGGAGCGTCATTGTCCTGCCTGCGGTCGAATCAATACGACCTCGGAACGTATCGTTGCAGTCCGTGAACGTCACGGAAAGTTTAATGAGCCGATGCAGTAGTTGGCACTAATGCCAGCATGTTGTTTCTGTGCGCGGTGTGGTGTGCCATTATACGGGCATGACCACACCCGCAGAACAACTTGCAGCCGACGCACTGAAGCCAGCCGCCATTTCAAACGATGGCGTGTCTGTCAGCAATCGCAGTTTGTCTGAGTTGATTGAAGCGGACAAATACCTGCAGGGCAAAAAGGCCGCTGCATCTCCGGCACAATTCCTGCGTGGTGCCATTCTGAAAATCGTCCCGCCCGGAGGTCACTGAGATGGCCCGACGTGGACGACACAGGCAGCCTGCAGCGGCACCACAGAAGATGGTGCGTGCGAAGTTTGATCTGGCACAAACGACGCCGGACAACCGCAGGCATTGGACGAATGCTGATGGATTGGCGGCACGAGCTGCAATCAGTCCGGCAGTCCGGCGAGTGGTTCGGATTCGCAGCCGATACGAGGCGGACAACAATTCATGGTATGCCGGTATCCTGCGAACAGCCTCCAACCATATCGTAGGCGCAGCAGGCCCACGACTACAGGTGCTGACGGCAGACACCGACGCAAACCGCCGCTTAGAGTCCGCTTGGCGTCAGTGGTCACACCGAGTGAAACTCGCCGACATTCTTCGAACGTGCGTTGAGGCGTACTGGCGTGATGGCGAAGTCTTCATTATGCGGGGCAGCTCGATCCGGTTTCCGCTGGGGCTGGATCTGCTGGTTCTGGAGTCTGATCAGATTGCCACACCGTGGCAGCAGTCGCAACTGGTTGACCCGTTTGTTGACGATGGCATCAGGTTTGATCGCGCGACGAATGAGCTTGAGTTCTACGTCTACGACCATCACCCCGGACTGAACACGCCCGTGAGCACATTGCAGGGGCAATGGTACGCGGCGCGTGAGGTCTGTCACCTGTATCGGGCTGAGCGACCGGGGCAAACCAGAGGCATCCCGCGAGCCACACCGGCACTGCAGACGCTGCCAATCATGCGGCGGCAGGAACTGGCAACACTGTACTCTGCAGAGACCGCAGCGAATTTTGCGATGTATCTGAAGAGCAACAGCCCGGCAATTGATCCTGCAGACAGTCCAAGCGACTTCGCAGAAATCGAGCTGACGCGGAACATGCTGACGACACTT